GACTACAACTACACGCCGGTGCCGCCGCTGGAAAACTTAATGTTCCAGCAGCGCATTACCGACAGCTATCTGGCTGACTTCGCCAGCCGCATTACCGCCTAATCCGAGCTGGCTGCCGGCAACTTCGTCAGCCAGTCAAACACAAACACTGCAATAGGAGATTTCACCATGGGTATGCCCAGCAAATTAAAGCTGTTCAATCTGTTCTTGGACGGCACCAGCTTCATCGGCGAAGTTCCCGAGGTTACGTTGCCGAAGCTGTCCCGCAAGATGGAAGAGTATCGCGCCGGCAGCATGACCGGCCCCGTGTCCGTTGACATGGGTAACGAAGCGATTTCGCTGGAATGGACAGCCGGCGGCCTGATCGTCGAGGCGCTGAAAAAGTACGGCGCGAAGAAGCACAACGCCGTGCAAGTGCGTTTCGCAGGCGGCTATCAGAACGACGACACCGGAGCGGTTGACGCCGTCGAAGTCGTTGTCGGCGGTCGTTACAAAGAAGTCGATATGGGCAACGCAAAGGCTGGTGACGATACGAATCACAAATACACCATGCCGTGCAGCTACTACAAGCTGACCATCAATAACGAGGTCATCTACGAATTCGACTTCGTCGCCGGCGTCGAGAACATCGGCGGCGTCAGCCAGAACAGCGACCTGCTGAAAGCAATCGGCCTGTAACCGGTCCGGCCGCAACAACGTCACAAAACACACACACCACACAAAGGAAACAGCATGTCCAAGCAAACCGAAGTCAAACAAGAAACCGCCGTCATCGTCCTGGACGAGCCAATCGCACGCGGCAACACCGAAATCACTGAAATCACGGTGCGCCGCCCAAAATCCGGCGCGCTGCGTGGCGTCAGCCTGTTGGACGTGCTGCAATTGAACGTCACGGCCTTGCAAGTCATTCTGCCGCGCATCACCGAGCCATCGCTCACGCAAGCCGATGTCGCGGCCCTGGACCCGGCTGACCTGCTGCAAATCGGTACTGAGGTTTCTAATTTTTTGGCACCGAAGGCGGATCGCGCCATGGTCTCCCGCTCGAAGTAGAAGAAGCGATGGCCGACATCGCCGCCGTCTTTCACTGGATGCCGGCGGCGATGGACGAATTAGATGTCGATGAACTGATGACCTGGCGCGAGCGCGCCAGGGTTCGAAGCGGAGCGGAGTAAATGAGCAACGATCTAAAAATGCAGGTGATTCTGTCTCTTCAAGATCGCGTCCTCGGCCCGCTGAAAAAGATCACTGGCGGTTCCAATGAGACCGCCAGGGCTTTTAAGGCGGCGAGTGATCGCCTCAAAGAATTAGAATCTCAACAAAAGCGCCTGAACGAATTTCAGTCCCTCAAGCGTGGCCTCAAGCAAACGTCTGTCGAGATGCAAGCCGCCGCCCAGCGCGCGCGCGATGTCGGCACGCAACTCGAACGCCTCAAGGCCGAGGCGGAACCGGCGGCAAACGCCGTCAAGCGGCTAACCTCTGAGCAGAAGAAGGCGCAAGCCGTCGTCGACAAACTCAATGCATCCTATCGAACGAACCTCGAACGCAATCGCGAGATGGCCGCTCGACTCGGTGCGGCCGGCATTAACGTCAATAAAAAAGAAACGATCACCCAGGCGCAAACCTGGCTGCGCGACAGCATTGCACTGACAAACGTCGAGCTCGATAGTCAGCGCAAAAAGCTGGCTGCAGCGTCGCAGAAGCAACAGACCGTCGCCACCGCCCAACATCGCGCCGACAAGTTACGCAGCACTGCTGGCGGCATGGTCGCGGCTGGCGCAGGCGCTACCGCCACCGGTGCGGTAATGGGCGTTCCTCTAGTTGCTGGCCTGAAAGAAGCAAAACACTATCAAACAGAATCGGGCCGGGTCGAAGCGCTCGGCTTGGACGCGCGCGCGAATGCCGAGGCGATGGCCTTCGCGAAGCAAATGAAGACATTCGGCACCAGCCAGCTCGACAACCTGCAATTGCTGCGCGATGGCATCACTGCTTTCGGCGACACGCATCACGCGGAGATGGTCGCGCCGATGATGGCGAAGATGAAGTTCGGCAATCATGCTTTCTACGGCGAAGAAAAGGCATCCGAGAACGAGCGCATGTTCATGGACATGCTCAAGGTCATCGAAATGCGCAATGGATTGTCCAGCAAGGACGCCTTTGCATCCCAGGCGAACATGGTGCAGCGGGTGATCACCGCGACCGGTGGCCGTGTCGGCCCGTCGGAATGGCTTAACCTGATCAAAACCGGCGGCATCGCGGCAAAGGGTATCAAGGATGAGTCGTTCTATTACCAGATGGAGCCGCTCGTGCAGGAAATGTCAGGCAACCGGGTCGGCACGGCCATGATGAGCGCCTATCAAAATCTGTATCAAGGTCGCACAACGAAGCGCTCTATGGCGCTGCTCAATGACCTGGGACTGATTGGCGATCAAAGCAAGGTGCAGCATGACAAGGCCGGCCAGATTTCGTTTTTGAATCCTGGCGCGATCAAGGGTGCAGACTTGTTCCGAGAAAGCCAATTCGAGTGGATGGAGAAAGTGCTGTTGCCACAACTCGCAAGTAAAGGCATTACCAGCGACAAGGGCATCCTCGATGCCATCGGCGGTATTTTCTCGAACCGTACTGCGGCAAATCTGACTGCGACTATGTACCAGCAGCGGGCGCAGATTCACAAAAATGAAAAGCTCAACCGTGGCGCGGCCGACATCGACCAACTGGATAAGCTCGGCCGGGGAACCGCCGCCGGCCAGGAACTGGAAACGCAAGCCAAGCTCGCCGACCTCAAGTTGAAACTCGGCACCGCGATTCTGCCGATGTATACGAGCGCTCTGCAAATGGCAACCTCGGCGGCCCAGGGCTTCACAGCTTTCATGGAGCGCAATCCACTGCTCGCTAAGGCGATGATTGTCGGGCTTGCTGCTATAGCGGCGATCCTGATCGTCATAGGCCCGCTAATGCTGGGGCTCGCTTCGATAATCGGCCCCTATGCCATGTTGCATGTCATGTTCGCGCGTCTCGGCATTCAAGGCGGTGTTCTCATGCCAATCCTGCGCGGCGTCGGGACGGTGTTCATGTGGCTAGGCCGCGTGTTCTTGATGAATCCTATCGGCCTCGCTGTGACGGCGATTGCTGTGGCCGCGTACCTGCTCTATCGAAATTGGGAACCGATTGCCGGCTTTTTCATGGGTCTTTGGAGCCAAGTGCAGGCGGCATTCGCCGGCGGACTCGGCAGCATCGGCGCGCTGATCTTAAATTGGTCTCCGCTGGGCCTCTTCTACCAGGCGTTTGCTGCTGTGCTGGGATGGTTCGGAATCGACCTACCGGCGAAATTCAGTGAGTTCGGCGCAATGATCCTGCGCGGCCTCGCCAATGGCATCACGGGCGCGCTAGGTGCAGTGAAAGACGCAGTGATGTCGGCCGGCTCTGCCGTCATCAACTGGTTTAAGGAAAAGCTCGATATCCATAGCCCGAGTCGTGTCTTTGCCGAGCTCGGCGACTACACGATGCAGGGGCTGGCTATCGGTATGAATCGGGGCGAGAACGAGCCCTTGCAGGCCGTTTCTAGCCTGGCGCGAAAGCTCGCTGGCGTCGGTGCTGGTATCGCCATCGGTACGGCGAGTATGCCGGCCATGTCGTTTGATACCCGGCCGGCGCTTGCACCTGGTAGCGGTGGCGGCGTGGTCGTCCAGGGCGACACGATCAACATCACCATTCAAACCGTGCCAGGCATGGACGAGCAAGCAATCGCCCGTGCCGTCGAGGCAGTGCTCGACCGTCGAGAACGCGACAAGGCGGCGCGCTTCCGCTCGTCGCTGTATGACCGATCTTAAGGAACTCGCACCATGATGATGATTTTGGGGATGTTCGTTTTCAGTCTGCCGACCCTGGCTTATCAAGAGTTGCAGCGGAAGACACAATGGAAGTATGCAAGCAATGGCCGCATCGGCCGCCGCGACGCGAAGCAGTTCACCGGCCCAGGCGATGACACGATCACGCTGTCGGGCTGGGTCGCGCCGGAGCTCACCGGAAGCCTTTACTCATTCGATGCGCTGCGCCTCATGGCCGACACGGGTAAGAGTTGGATTCTGATTCAAGGAACTGGCCGCATTTATGGATCGTACATCATTACGGAGCTATCGGAGACGCGCACGGTGCTCGACGGGATGGGTAACCCGGCTAAGGTTGAATTCACGATCACGCTCGAACGTACCGATGATAGCGTCTTGTCGATGCTGGGCCTCGGCGACATCTCCGACCTCAAGAACATGCTAAGTCTCGACAGCATCACGAACAGCATCACCGAGGGCGCAAAGAACGCCATCGGTAGCGTCGTCGGTGGCGTCACAGATAAAATCGGCGGCGTCGTCGATGCCATCAAAGGAAAGTTCGGCGAGGGTGGCGCATGACGGCATACGTTC